GTTTACAGTACTGCACAATCAAGGCAATACAATAACAGCCAAAGGCAAATTATATAGGAGGCTTAACAATGGCAACATTAGCAGAAATAAGAGCTAAACTGAAAGAACAAGAATCACGCACAAGCGGTAATTCTTCAAGCGGCGGCGACAACGCAATTTACCCATTTTGGAACTTAAAGGAAGGCGAACAGTCAACTGTCCGTTTCTTACCTGATGGGGACGACACAAACACTTTCTTTTGGAAAGAACGTTTGATGATCAAACTACCTTTCGCAGGTTTAAAAGGCGAAACTGACTCAAGACCAGTACAAGTGCAAATCCCTTGCATGGAAATGTATGGTGAGTCATGTGCAATCTTAAACGAAGTTCGAGGTTGGTTTAAAGATCCTACTTTAGAAGATATGGGTCGTAAGTATTGGAAGAAACGTTCATACGTATTCCAAGGCTTTGTAACTGAAAACGGACTGTCTGAAGATGGTACTCCAGAAAATCCAATTAGACGTTTTATTATTGGTCCACAAATTTTCCAACTTATTAAAAGTGCGTTAATGGATCCAGATATGGAAGAACTGCCAACTGATTACACTTCAGGTGTAGACTTTAGAATCGTAAAAACTTCTAAAGGTGGTTATGCAGATTATTCTACAAGTAACTGGGCACGTAGAGAGCGTCCTTTGACTGAAGTTGAAACTGCGGCCGTTGAGAAGAATGGTCTATACAACTTGTCAGACTTTTTACCTAAGAAGCCTTCAGAGGTTGAAGTAAAAGTAATGCAAGAAATGTTCCAAGCATCTGTAGATGGTGAAGCATATGACGCAGAACGTTTTGGTCAATATTTCCGTCCAGCGGGAATGGCGGCGAGAACTGGTGATCCACAAAATAGAGCACCAGCAACTGCTCCAGCGGCAACAACTGCTCCGGCACCTGAGGCAACTCCGGCTCCAGTAGCAGAGGCGGCTCCAGCGGCAGTGGCACAAACTGCACCAGCGGCAGAACCTAAAGCAGACAATAGTGCGGAAGACATTCTTGCAATGATCCGTTCACGTCAAAACTAATATAGCAGTACAGTGTGTGGGGGCAACCCCACACATTATCTGAATAAGGAGATAATATGGCTAATAAAGCATTTGACGTTTCCAAGTTTCGTAAAAACTTGACTAAATCGATCACAGGCATGAGTAGTGGTTTTAACGATCCTACTGATTGGATTAGTACAGGAAACTATGCCTTAAATTATCTTATTAGTGGCGACTTCCATAAAGGTGTTCCATTAGGTAAGGTAACTGTATTTGCAGGAGAGTCAGGAGCAGGTAAGAGTTATATCTGTGCAGGTAACATTGTAAAGGCGGCACAAGATCAAGGTATCTTTGTTGTACTAATTGACAGTGAGAACGCACTTGATGAAACTTGGCTACAAGCACTTGATGTTGATACAAGCGAAAGCAAACTACTAAAACTTAATATGTCAATGATTGATGATGTTGCTAAAACAGTGTCAACGTTTATGGCAGATTACAAAGAAATGTCGGAAGAAGAACGTCCTAAAGTATTATTTGTAATTGATAGTTTAGGTATGTTGTTAACACCAACTGATGTTGACCAGTTTAACAAAGGTGATATGAAGGGTGACATGGGTAGAAAACCTAAGGCACTTACATCACTTGTAAGAAACACAGTTAACATGATTGGCTCACACAATGTAGGACTTGTATGTACTAACCATACGTATGCATCGCAAGATATGTTTGACCCTGATGATAAAATTAGTGGTGGACAAGGATTTATCTATGCGTCATCTATTGTAGTAGCAATGAAGAAATTGAAACTAAAAGAAGATGAAGCAGGTAATAAGATTAGCGAAGTACGTGGTATTAGAGCAGGTTGTAAAGTAATGAAGACACGTTACGCAAAACCGTTCGAAGGTGTACAAGTTAAAATTCCATATGAAACAGGAATGAATCCTTACAGTGGACTTGTTGATTTGTTTGAGAAAAAAGATATGCTTAAGAAAGACGGTAACAGACTTAAATTTGTATCCAAAGATGGAGAAGAAATTAAGGAATATCGTAAAGCATGGGAAGCCGGCGGACCTTTACTTGACAGAGTCATGAACGAGTTCAGTGAAGTTCAGTCAGAGGTAATTACTGATGTAGAGGAAGAGGCACCCGAAACAATCGAACCAGTCACAGAGGAGTAAGTTAAGTATGGATAGTTCACAAATCGTAGATACCTGGAATCTTTTTAAAGAACACACAGATAAAAAGCAAATAGAAACGTTAGCAGAAAGATTTGTTGACTTACTTGCAGATTATGGTGTGTCCGATGAAGCACTTAAAGAGAGTTTAGGTACAGATGATCATCTTGATGCGGCAATTAACTACTATCTTGATATTGATGAGGAATTGACTGCTGATGATGACGATTGGGATTAACTATGTGGTATAGCCAAATATCAAAAGATATTAGTAAAATACCTGAGGCGTTAGACTATTATAACGATCAGTTATTACAGGCTAAAAAAGAAATCCGTATATTCGGAAGTCTTGAGAAGGCCGCGGCAGAAATGCCCGGCCTTGTCGAACAACGTTTTAATCAGTTACAAGAACTTGAAGCAATATTAGAATATCTTAATATCGAATTACGTAGATTACGTAGTACGTTTTTTAAGAAGTATCTTGAAAATTATCAACGAGCATTGTCAAGTCGTGATGTAGAAAAGTATGTTGACGGTGAAGCAGATGTAGTTGATATGGAAAAGATCATTAATGAATTTGCACTAATGCGTAACAAATGGTTAGGCATTACCAAAGGCTTAGATCAGAAGCAATGGCAAATTACTAACATTGTTAAGTTACGTGTAGCAGGTATGGAAGACGCTACAATATGAAGCACTTAGATAACGGTTGGTGGG